ATTAACACTTGATAACAAAGATATGTTAAATGCTGGTGGTGTTGAGGATGAATCAGTAGGTCAACAATATTTAGAAACACATAATAATTGGCCTGCACAAATGTGGATTCAAACTTCTTACAATACAAGAGGCGGCAAACATTATGACGCTGACGGTAATGAATCAGCAGATCAATCAAAAGCATTAAGAGGAAACTATGCAGGTATAGGTTATGAATGGGACGAAGATGATCAAATTTTCTGGCCTAAAAAACCTTATCCATCATGGGTAAAAAATACTACAACTGCAAATTGGGACTCACCAATAGGCAATGCCCCTGCATTAACTGCAGAACAAACTTCACAAAATGAAGCTGGCACTCACAGATGGGAATATATCTGGAATGAATCAGGCCAGTCTTGGGACTTGACAGATCGATTAGCATAAATTAAAAATGGTGGTGGTATGCAAAAGAAAGTATTAAGCGAACAAAGTTTATTCTATGGCAATATCGATATGCCGAAAGGTTTTGAGATAGACCAAGAAAAACTTACTAACGATATTTTACAATCATCATTTACTAATAAACAATTTCCATTTTCAAGAACTTGGGATATGTTAAATACTTATATGAGAGACTTTATCGGTCTTGATTATGGTATCAATTTAGTTAATAAAGATTCTTGGGGTGATATTTATAAACCCGGTCAAGTATCTAAACCTTTATTAAATGTTGATCCAGTAGATCTTCGAAACTCACCTGACTTTACAATGCTTTACGGAGTTAAAGTTGATAAGTGTTGGGTAAGAATACATTTTGATGACAATAGACGTAAAGGAAGAAGTTGGGACATAGAACTTAAAAAAAATATGTTTGTTATGTTTCCATCTACTAATATGTATATTGTATCAAATGATCAGAAAGATAGTTTGAATTTTGTTCAAACAATAACTTATGAATATATCTAATTACTATTGGTATTTTAGTGGTGTGCTTACACCAAAGTTTTGTGATGAAGTTATTAAATATGCTAATGCACAAAAAGAAGTAATGGCTAGAACTGGTGGCTATGGTGACAAAGAATTAAATAAAGAAGAAGTTAAAAACCTACAAAGAAAAAGAAAATCAGATTTAGTATGGTTAAATGATACTTGGATATATAAAGAATTACATCCATATGTTCACGAAGCTAATAGAAATGCTGGTTGGAATTTTGATTGGGAAAGAAGTGAGTCTTGTCAATTTACAAAATACAAACTAAATCAATATTATGATTGGCATTGTGATAGTTGGGATAAACCTTATGACAGAAAAAATCCTAACGATCCAGAGCACGGAAGAATTCGAAAACTGTCTATGACTTGTCAGTTAACAGATGGTTCAGAATATAAAGGTGGAGAACTAGA